GGCATATAACGACCAGTCCGTTGACTGGATATTTGACTATTCTACCTATCATTTATAATCCTCAATTTCTATTGCTAGTTCGTCGCCTTTGAGCATGTCTGTGTTTATGGCTCCTGCCTGCCAGCGGCCAAGAACATCGACTAATTTCTGATGTCCGTTGGCTTCTTTTTTTGAAACTTGCCGCATTTTATGAGTTTTCAGGTTAATCAAGGCGTCTATCTTTTCCACACGCTTATCTCTCCTTATTGGTGGTTCGTATCCTATTGCGAGGTCTGCCATTATTTTCTCCTAAATACGTGTGTCAACTTTATAAATAAAAAACGTCTCCTTCTCCTAATAAGACTGGTGTATCTGTTGTGCCTTCTTCTTGCGCTACTCCAACGTTTTCCGCTCCGGTAACTCGTACCTTGTCTTCTCTTTTCTTGGAAGCACGTGTGGCTACACCTAGTATAGCATTCGACATAAAGCCCTCTTTTTTTGCCTTTTCTATCATTTTATTATTGGTGGTGAGGTATACTTTGCCATCATTCTTAACTTCAAGATAGTCTCCCTTTGCTATTGACTCTTTGTGGCTTTTGAAGCATTCATAAAAGCGCAAGCCCGGGATTACAGACATATAATCTATACCAGTTTTTTTTATTCTTTTTACTTTAATGTGGTTCATTACCTTCTCCTAAAGATGTGTATCCATTTACCGACTATCACTTGCAGGAAGTCAAATGTTACTTTAGTGTCACCATCGTCCCACTTGTCCCTGTTCTCGGATTTGGTAGGGTTCTTCTTGACCATCAGCACTATAAAAGCGATTATCATGTCTACTTCAAGGCGGTTCCAGCCGAACTTATTGATAATCTTAACGATTGTAGAGTTGCTGAGGATAGTCGTTACGAGCTCTGAGTGTTTAGCGTCATTTGACAGGTCTTTGGTCTGACTTTCAATCTCCATGACCTTTTCTACTACTGGCACCAGCGCTTTCTCTACGTACGGTTTAGCAGCTCTCTTGAATAACCCTGAGATTATTGGTGCTACTACCGCTGAAAGTATTGTTCCTATCATGACTTCTCCTTGAATAAATGTTTGTTTAAACCCATACCTTATACCTTACCTTACATAATTATAATTGTCAAGCATAAAGTCCTTGACGTAGCATTTTTTTTGGGGTACATTATTTAAAGGAGGGTGATATGCCACTAAAAAAAGGTAAGTCGAAAAAGGTAATCAGCAAGAACATCTCTGAGCTAGTGAGGTCTGGCCGCCCAAAGAAGCATGCGGTAGCCATCGCCTTAGAAAAAGCCAGAAGAAAAAAGAAATGAAATATCTCCAAGTCGTTGAAGCTATTATGTTTACTGGCGAAAACGCATACGAAGTTCTAAACTTCGCTGAGGGGACATATACTAACACAGGAAAAAACATAAAACTTCCTACAGTACATGGAATATTAATAGCATCAATAGGTGATTATGTGGTAAAAGATGCAGCGGGACGGGTAACTTTCTGTCCACCAGACATTTTTAGGGAAATCCATAAAAAAGCATGAACCCAAACACAAAAGCGCTAGAAGCTCGAATCCGTCAATGGAGGATAGACCCGAACCAATGGGTAAACGATATCTTCGGCGATAATATCAAGCTCAGCAACCAACAGCGAGAAGCATGTGCCCAGCTCGGCAAAATAATTGCCGCTAAAATCAAAAAGAGCAAGAACGAAAAGCTTACAGACGAGGAAGTTAAGTATAGCGAATATATAGGCATGAACATACCCAGTGGTATGGGCTCAGGTAAGGACTTCTGGGCGAGTGTGATAATGTTCTACTTTATGAGCGTATTCCCCGAAGAGGGCGGAACCAGCCCACACGGACTAGCAACCGCAAACACCGCTAAACAGCTAAGCAACGTACTCTGGAGAGAGGCATCTAGCATGCCAGCAAGGTCTATCCCAAGCGACCCTAACGACCCTAACAGCGAAAAAATACTAGAGAGCATGTTCGTCTGTCAATCAGAAAAGATATACCGTAAAGAATACCAAGGTAAAAGATACTTCTTTGAAGCGGTGACCATCCCGTCACACGCTACTGACGAAGAGCAGTCTAAAGCCCTCACAGGCCGTCACGCACCATATCTACTATTTATCCTAGACGAGGCAGCTGGATTACCAGAACCCGTCTTTAAGAACCTAGAGGGCACGCTTACTGGTAGGGTGAACCTTATCATCATGATATATAACCCTATTAAGTCCAGAGGTTATGTCGCTGAGGCTAGAGACAGTAAGAGATGGCTTACCGTAAGGTGGAACACTGAGGAAACTTTATTCGATTGTTCGGCAAGAGACGTCCCGCTACAAGCACGAAATAAAGACCTACTGGAACGATATGGCAAGGAAAGCAATGTATATAGGATACGTGTATTAGGGTTACCGCCTATAGCAGAGCAGGACGTATTCATCCCGTGGGAATGGGTACAGGACGCCGTTAATCGTGATATCACGCCGAACAGAGATGACCCTATAGTGATGGGGGTTGACCCCGGCGCTGGAGGCGACAACACAGCAATAGCAATCCGCCAAGGGTCTAAGATACTGGGGATACATAGGTTCAACACCCCAGATGACAAGATATTCCTGCAAAATGTGGTTAAGATATGGCAGCAATACGAGCCAGACATAATCAATATAGACGAAATAGGCATAGGATGGGGCTTAAGAGGGCCGTTAGAGAGGTTGGGTTACAGGGTAGAGTCGGTAGACGTCCGCAGAAAAGCACGGAACAGGGACGAGTATGAGTTGGTACGTGACGAACTCTGGGGCACTCTAAAAAAGCACTTCCAAGACGGCACAATATCTATACCGAACGACCAAGAGCTCATTGACCAGCTAGGCAGCATCAAAGTAAAAGATTATGTTAAAGGCAAGATGAAGATACCAAGCAAGAAGGATATGCGTAAAGCCGACTCTATAGGCGGTTCTCCAGATGAAGCTGACGCTGTGTGTCTCACTTACGCTGTACCAGATGAGCTTTTACGAAAGATTCACCAAGTAGACGATGACGACGACCGAGAAAGAAGTAAACCACAGCTAAGAAACCGAGTAACGGGATATTAACCCGTCAATATTTTGACGCCGTCAATTATTTGACAGATTTTACTTGACAAATACAAATCAGGGGGGTATCTTTAAAGAGATGATACAAGATTCTATAAAAGATGTGTGTAAGGTGATGTCTCATATAGGGGCAACTCTCCCGAAGTTCTTTTATGGTGAGTTTGTCATTAAATTTGAGAACGGTAGAGTCGTTGGATTCAAGAATCACAAGTCAGAAGACTTTAATAAGACACTAAGGAACATAGAAACAGCAAAGTAGTCTAACATATACGGTATCGAAACAATCGAGCCTTGTTACTTATGACAAATCCGTCATAATAGCAGGGCTTTTTTTATGGAGATAAAATGGCAGACCAATCACCCTTCTTTGAAAATATCGCTGAGCGGTTAGACGAAGACACCTTAAAAGAAATAGGGAACAGAGTATCAGAAGATTACAAGACTGATATGGCCTCTCGTAGTCTGTGGGATGACCGCATAAAAGAATGGTATAAGCTTTTCTCTGGCGCTACAGACCCCAAAACAGTACCTTGGGAGAATAGTAGCAACGTAAACATCCCTCTAATGAGTATAGCAAGTCTGCAATTTCAAGCCCGTGCCTATGAAGCATTACTACCCCCAAAAGAAATACTAAAATGCCGTGCCATAGACGGAGAGGCCACCGACACAGCCAAAAGGTGTCAGCGATACATGAACTGGCAGATAACAGAACAGATGCCAGAATGGGAAGAGGATATGGATATCCTGCTCCTGATGCTGCCTATCTACGGGGTTGGTGTCAAGAAGACATATTATGATGCAGCTCTGAATAGAAACGTCAGTAGGACGCTCCGTGTAGAGGAGTTCGTAGCTCCCTATGGCGTTAAGCGACTGGAAGACGCCCCAAGAAAGACCCATTGCTATAAGATGTACCGTAACGACATTAGGATAAAGGGCAAGGACGGGTTATGGATCAACACAGACAAAATAGACCTAGAGCCGTCCACTGCCACTCATGAAATGGCACAGGAACACGTAGATAAAGCCGATGAAGTATCAGGAACGACCCCTAACACAGAAGACCCAGATAGACCACGATTAATACTCGAACAGCATCGCACATGGGACTTAGATGGTGACGGGATAGAAGAACCATATATTATATCAGTCGATAAAGAGAGCGAGCAGGTCTTGAGAATAGACTCCGCTTCTTATACAGACCCTCTCACGGGCAAAGAAAAGACATTTGAGTATTTCACAGCCTATAACTTCATCCCTAACCCAGACTCTTGGATGGGATTCGGGTTTGGTCACTTGATGGAACACCTAAACCATGCTACCAACTCTTTGATTAACCAATTAATAGATTCGGGAACGCTTGCCAACACCATTGGTGGATTCGTCAACCGCAGAAGTGGTATAAAGACAGGCGACCTTGAATTTGATATGGGTATGTTCAAGAGCGTTGACCTGCCCGCTGATGATGTAAGAAAAGCTATTTACCAATTCCAGTTTAACCCACCCTCACAGGTGTTATTTACTCTGCTGAACATGCTACAAGACTATGCTAAGGAACTATCCTCGGTATCAGAGTCTATGCTAGGGAAGCTTCCGCCTTCGGACACTACGGCTACTACGATGCTTGCTGTAATGGAACAGGGGTTAAAGGTTTTCTCCACTATCCATAGGCGAACCCATAGGGGTCTCAAGAAAGAGGCCAAGAAGCTTGCAGCATTAAACGCAATATTCGTTGATGAAGCGACCTATGTTTCGGTACAGGACTCTACCTCACCAGAGATGCAGACATTCCAATCAGCACAGTTAGACTTTTTAGCACTAACCGACGTAATACCGCTATCAGACCCGACAATCACTTCACGAGCAGAAACGCTGATAAGGTCACGGCAGGCTTATGAGCTTGGGTTACAGAATCCGTTGATTGCTGATGACCCGGAATCCATGTACGAGCTTACCAAGACTCTATACGAAGCACTTGAGGTCAAGAACATAGACAAGATTCTCAAAAGACCAGAACCACAGGAGCCACCTGACCTCAGACCAGTAGATGAAGAGGCTGAGTTCCTTAAAGAGCAGGCCGTACAGCCGTTACCAGAGCAAGACCATGAAGAACACTATGACTCTCACATGACATTCAAGGAATCAGGTTGGGGTGAGCAATTAACTCCACAGGGCAAGAAGGTGCTTGACTCACATATACTAGAAACAAAATCGCTTTTATATTTACAGCAAAGAGGCGCAATAGAGGAGGCACTACAGAATGGAGATTTCGGTGGAGGATTACCAAACTTGGCTGGACAACCCGTGCTCGAAGGGGCTGCTGGGGAGGCTGGAATCGAAGAGATTGACACTGGCGCTGGACTTAGCTAGTAAAATTAAGGGATATGAAAACATATTAGTCGAGAAGGGCAGAATAGAGTGTTATGGAGAAATAATAAATTTTATAAAGGAGCTAGGAGATGAGTGAACCCACGGAACCGGTAGCCGCAGAAGAAGAACTACCGCAAGAAGAAGTGTTGGAAGAACATGAGCTTGTGGATGACCCCGGACAGTTTGAAGGTCGTCAGGAGGACAAGGAGAAATACAGCAAGAGGGTAGCAGCACGCATTAATGACCTGACTAAGCACAGACGGGAGGCGGAACGGGACAGAGACAGCATGAAAGTAGAGCTGGAAGAGGCTAACAAGAAGTTATCCGTACAGCCAGCACCGCCACCAGTACAAGAGAAGCCACCAGAAGAGCCGAAAAAAGATGTGACAGTTGAGCTGAACGAAAAGCTCTCAGGGTTACAGGACGACATGGCAACTGCTCTTGAGGAGCTAGACGGCAAAAAAGCCGCTGAGGTGAACAAACAAATCAACAAGACAATGATTGAAATGTTCAAAGCAGGGTCAGCAGTTGACAAGACAGAGATAACAAAAGCGGTCAGAGAGGCAGAACACAAAGCAACGGTCTCTACCCTTGTTATCAAGCACCCGTGGCTCTCAGAGAAGTATGTGGACGGTACGGACAATCCGAACTATGACGCTATGAAGGCAAATGCAGTTATCGGGCAGGAAGAGTTACTGGCTAAATCATGGACGGGCTCTTATGCAAGTCGATGGGAAGAAGCAGTCAAACAAGTGGAGGAGCGCTTTAGCCCGCAGACCCCACAAAAGCCAAAACTCGCTGCCGTAGCTGGCGTTACGTCGGTAAAGAAACAAGAGCCAGCGAATTCTACTGCGCTTACTCAGATAGAAAAAGAGTTTGCCTATAAGATGTTTGCCGATGAGTCAGACCCAGAAGCTGTATATGCTAAATATAAAACCAAAGGAGCTAATTAATGTTACTAAATAAAAAAGACGGGACTCCCTTCGCAACAGAGAGAGCCGCTAAGATGGCAGCAAATAACTCAAAGATACACGGACTAAAAAAAGATACCTATACTATCGAAGCGGTAGAGGGTGGTTTTTCAATTAAAGTAGACGAGCCTTTAACTGAGGAACCAACCGTTGATAACCCTGTGGAAAAAGCTGTGGAAACGGCCCCGGAAAAGACAGTAGAGTTCACAGGAGGATGGAAAGATGTCAAGATATTAGAGGTAATTGACAAATACAAAAAGCCGGGACGTAGATATAAGTGGGCTAACACAAAGATTGACAGCAGAATAGAGACTCTAGTAGCACAGGGGTTTGTAGTAGATAAAGACATGTACGAGGACATGAAAAATTTAAACACGTATAAAGATAATACAACATCGCTGGACTGCACCACAAGGGTACGTGAGCTTTTGCTTATGTGGATTCCAGAGGCGGGTGCAAACCAGCGCAACAGACATTTTCAAGCTAAGGCTAGGGCTAGGCTTGCGAAGGACAGGGAACAGCTCGAAGCAGAGCTGCTAGAAGGCGGTGGGTCGATGTATGGCTCGCTAAAGGTACGAAGAGAAGAAGAGATGAGAAAACACGCTAACTAGCGCACAAACTTAAACTATTTAAAGGAGAAATAAAATGGCAAATTCAGATAAGCCAAACGGATTCAAACCTATCAGGCACTTAACTGGTGGTGAGATAAGGACTGTGGACATGATATTAACCGCTTCGGCGACGGTGTACCCCGGCGACGTTCTTAAGGTTGTTACTGCTGGCTCAGTAGAGGTGGCAGCGACCAATGCCGGTATTATCTGCCCCGGAGTGGCGGCAGAGTATAAAGTAGCAGGTGCGTCAGGCACTACCTATGTGAAAGTTTACACAGACCCAGAGATTGTGTATGAGGTACAGACAGATACTGGTACAGCAACGACAGTAGGGGATGTCCATAAAACGGCAAACCACGTTGCAACAACAGGTAGCACTACGACAAAGCTATCATTACAGGAGCTGGATTCCTCTGACATTGACACAGGCGCTAACTTCAAGATACTTGGGTTGGTTCGTAGGGCTGGCAACGCATGGGGCGAACATTCTAAAGTAGAAGTAATCTTTAACGAGCATCTGTACAAAGCTGCGGTTGCAGGCGTTTAACTAATTATTAAAGGAGAACTAAAATGGGTGTTATGAATAAAACCGCTTTCTCGGAAGCGTTAGAACCCGGGATAAATAAATGGTACGGTGATGCCTACAACCAGTACAAGGAGCAGTATACCCAGATTTTTGATGTGAAGACATCGAGGAAGTCTGCGGAGCATTCTGTTTCACAGACGGGTTTTGGGCTCGTACCAGAGAAACCAGAAGGGCAAGGTGTAAGCTATGATGATACGGCACAGCTCTATAAGCAGACCCTGACCAACGTAACATACGGTCTGGGCTTTAACGTAACAAGAGAGCTTGTAGAAGACGACCTGTACAACATCATAATGAAGAAGCCGAAGTCTTTAGCACGGTCGGTAAGGCACACAGTTGAGATATTAGGCGCTAACGTACTAAACAATGCGTTTGACGGCACTAACTATGCAGACGGTGCAGACGGTAAGGAACTTTGCGCTACTGACCACCCGCTAGGCTATGGTGGCACTGAGCAGAACGAGCCTACAACTGCTGTAGACTTATCAGCTACGGCCTTGGAGCAAGCAGACATTGATATTGCTGCTCTTACGGACGACAGAGGTCTCTTGCTGGCAGCTCAGGGAAAGAAGCTTATAATCCCACCTGCCCTTAAGTGGACTGCTGAAAAGTTGCTAAAGTCTAAGCTTGACCCAGACTCAGCTAACAACGCAATAAACCCTGCGAACGAACTGATGCCTTTTGTGGTCAATAACTTTTTAACTGACCCTGATGCTTGGTTTATTAAGACTGATGTCAGCGAATCGCTCGTATGGTACTGGAGACGTAGGCCAGAGTTCACTAAGGACAATGACTTCGACTCTGAGAACGCTAAGTGGAAGACTACATTTAGATGTATCATGGGTTGGGATGACTGGAGAGGCCTTTACGGTTCACCGGGAGCCTGATAATTAAACTGTGTCCTTGGTTGGTAAGCTGCGGTTCGAGTCCGTGGGGCACTATAGGAGATAAAAATGGGAACAACTAATTTTCCAAATGGCGTAACAAGCTTTGGGATACCATTAATGGGCGGAGGCGGTATACCGGCTATGTACGGTAATGTCTTTTTTGTAGACTATCGTAACGGCTCTGATGGTAACAAAGGCATGAGCACAAATAATGCCGTAAAGACATTAAGTAAGGCATATTCGCTGGCCACTTCTAATAATAATGATGTTATCCTTATAGATGGTGACTCAGAGATATTGGAAGATGCTATGATAACGTGGTCTAAGAACAGGATACATGTTGTTGGCCTTGGCGGTGGCTTCATCTCAGGGCAAAGATCGAGGATTAACCTATCAGCGACAGGCATTACATCGGTGAGTGCAGCGACCATTACCGTTTCTGGGGTGGGTAACTCGTTTAGCAACTTGAAGGTTATCAACACCGGTACTGATGCAACTAGCGTTGCGGCTCTAATCGACGCTGGTGAGGCAAATGTTTACAATAACTGTTCTTTTATGAAGTTCAGCGATTTGGGCGTAGCCACCGTTGCGGATGTTATTTGCAGGTCAGATAGCACCACATATCTTGATTGTGAGATTGGTTTTGATACGCTTCTACAGACCGTAGCAAGACCTTCTCTTTGGATTAAAGCGAGTGGCGGGACGAGATGCAAGCATTTGATGATGAAACGCTGTCACTTTACTTGTGCCAGCTCTGAGTCTGACAAAGCCTTTATCTTGGTAGCTGACACGTCTTCATTGGCGTTTAGCAATACGTTTATTGATTGCTCATTTAATGCGGCACTTGTTTCAAGTATAAGTGCGGCCACTTTGGATAATGCTGTTGATAGCGCCGCCAGCCTAGCGGAGGGTAATTTGCTCTTCATAAGGCCAGTTGCGAATACTTCGGCTTTCTGTAACACAGTTACAGACCAAGTGCAGGTTATCGGGCCGCTGTCACACGAAGACACTGGTAGACCGATTACACCATCTTAATCAAAATGGCGGGGGTTTCGGCCCCCGCACATTATAGGAGGAAGTAATGAGCGATACAGTGACCGTTAGACAGGAGATGGATAACGGCAGAATAGCGAGGTATAAGCTTTTAAGTGTC